AACTTAGGCGATTCGCGAAAGATCGCGACTGGGATCAGTTCCATACGCCCGGCAACCTGGCAAAGTCGATCGTGATCGAAGCTTCGGAACTGATGACCGACTTTCAATGGGAAGATCCGACCCATTACACGGGATACAAGGAACGGGCCGAAGAGGAGATCGCAGACATTTTCATCTACATGTTGATGTTCTGTGACACGCTCGGTATCGATCCGGTCGTGGCGGCCAACGCGAAGATTGAGTTGAATGCGAAACGGTATCCCGTAGCGAAGTGCAAAGGGAACTGCCTGAAAGCTGGGAGGGACTTCTGAAATGAGTAATTATGAGGATTTTCTGAAGTCGAAGACGTTTTCAGCGAAACCATCTGGATTCGAGGTACCTGACGAGGATGTGAGCCCTAAACTATTCCCTTTCCAGAAGGATATAGTGAAATGGGCGTGTGTTAAGGGAAAGGCAGCGATATTCGCCGGAACTGGTCTTGGGAAGACTGCCATCCAGTTAGAATGGGCGAGGCACGTATGCAATCATGGCGAGGGCAACGTCCTCATTCTCGCCCCCCTTGCAGTGGTGAGCCAGACCCAAAAAGAGGGGGAGAAATTCGGCATCCCTGTTACGGCGTGCCGGAACCATGATGATGTCCGAGATGGGGTCAATATCACTAACTATGAGATGCTTGATCATTTCGATGTGAGGTCCTTCTCGGGGGTCGTCTTGGATGAGAGTTCAATCTTGAAATCGTTTACGGGAAAGGTCAGGACTCAGATAATCGAATCGTTCTGTAAGACCCCGTTTCGGCTTGCTTGCACCGCCACCCCGGCCCCAAACGATCACATGGAGCTGGGGAACCACGCTGAATTCTTGGGAGTGATGACCCGAACCGAGATGCTGTCCATGTATTTCGTACATGATGGGGGCGATACATCAAAGTGGAGGTTGAAAGGACACGCAAAAGAAGCGTTCTGGCGATGGGTGGCATCTTGGGCCGTGATGCTCCAAATGCCATCTGATCTAGGGTACGATGATAATGGATTCAAGCTCCCTCCACTGAACATAACTCAGGAGGTAGTGGATAAAACCGGCTACGTGGTCCGAGAGGCGAAAACACTCCAGGATCGAAGAGCTGCGAGGCGGGACAGCCTTGATGATCGTGTCGCCAGAGTTGCGGAGATCGTGAATGGGTCGGATGGGCCCTGGCTGGTCTGGTGCGATCTTAATGTAGAATCCGATGCCCTGAAGAAGATCATTGATGGGGCGGTCGAAATTAAGGGGTCAGATGATCCAACAGTCAAGGCGCAGGCGGCGCAGGATTTCGCTGACGGGAAGATTCGGGCGCTCATATCCAAGCCCTCGATATTCGGGTTCGGGCTCAACTTCCAAATCTGTCATAAGATGGTTTTTACCGGGCTATCGGATAGCTTCGAGCAGTATTATCAGGCAGTCCGACGGTGCTGGCGGTTCGGGCAACAGAACCAGGTCGAAGTTTACGTCATAACTTCTGAAAAAGAGGGCGCTGTCGTTACGAACATCGAGCGAAAAGAGAGGGCATTTGAGAAGATGCTTTCGGGAATGGTGGCTAACATGCAAGAGATCACAAAGGAGAATCTTAAATCAGTCGGGAGGGACCGAGACACATACCAGACCGATATATCTATCGGGACGGGGTGGGAGATGAGATTAGGAGACTGCTGTGAGGAGATCGTGACACTGGACGATGATTCGGTGCATTACATAATATTTTCGCCACCCTTCAGCAGTTTATATACCTATTCCAACTCGGAAAGGGACATGGGAAACTGCAAAGACGACGATGAGTTCTTCCAGCATTTCGAGTTTATCTCATCGGAGCTATTCCGGGTGCTCAAGCCTGGCCGGGTGATGTCGGTCCATTGCATGAATTTGCCAACAACAAAAGTGAGAGATGGTTATATAGGGATTCGGGACTTCCGGGGCGATCTCATAAGGATGTTTCAAGCTGCTGGCTTCATCTACCATTCCGAAGTCGTGATATGGAAAGATCCAGTTACAGCGATGCAGAGGACAAAGGCACTTGGGCTCCTTCACAAGCAGCTCAAAAAGGACAGCTGCATGAGCCGCCAGGGGATACCTGATTATCTTGTCACGTTTCGCAAGCCTGGAGATAATGATGAGCCGGTGACACATACCAATGAGACCTTCCCGGTGTCCGTTTGGCAAAGGTACGCATCGCCTATATGGACTGACATTAACCCATCTGACACCCTCCAAAGGACATCTGCAAGAGAAGATGAGGATGAACGCCACATCGCGCCCCTTCAGCTTGAGGTCATCCGGCGCGGTCTTGAGATATGGTCAAATCCTGACGATATGGTTTTTAGTCCATTCGCTGGTATAGGATCAGAAGGGTTCGAGTCGGTCAGAACTGGGAGACGGTTCATAGGATTCGAGCTGAAGCAGAGCTATTATGATCAGGCATGCAAGAATCTAACACGTGCATCGCACGAGGCGAAGATCCCACCCCAATCGGACTTATTCAAGTTTGAGATGGAGACCGCGTGATCTGGTCTCGCTTTCATGTTCATATGGAGGATGAGAGAGATGAGACGTGTTTATAAGTATACTATTCCAGTTAGAGATGTTTTCCATCTCGATCTGCCTATAGGAGCGGAAATATTGACCGTGCAAGTGCAGAGAAACGAACCGCAAATATGGGCACTTGTGAATCCGGATTGTCAAACAGAACGAAGATATTTCAGGTTGGCCGGAACCGGGCACGCAATTGGAGACCGCATGTTGTTGAAATATATAGGAACGTTTCAGCTTCATGGTGGTGATTTTATAGGCCACTTGTTCGAAACGGCCCTCGATTAGGGAGAGGGCCGGCGTTGCACGTAAACTGTACAATGGGGGCAAAATATGAGTATGAGAATGGCGCAGACATGTAAGAAATGTAGACGAGTACAGCGATTTGAGTGGATTATCAGAGACGAGATATGGAATCAGATAGATGAGCTGTATAGAAACACCGCACTATGCATCGAATGTTTCCTGGAGGAGCTAAACTTTGCGAACTCTGAGCAAGTGATCACAATCGAAGATTTCATTTTTATGGGTATTTTGGACCCGTCGCATGATGATAGTGATTGTATGAAAGATTTACATCCGAATTTCGGTGGAATCCTTCTCGATAGAGTACAATTGTGACAAATGACTTTACGTGCAAAGCGAGAGGGCCACAAGCTATTTATCATGTCATTGCCTATACTACATCAGTTACCAGCATCAATGCGTACCTTGAGGTGCACAGATGAGATGCTGGAGTGTTACTTTTCATGTGAGGCACGTTGGCATAAGCTATTTATACGATTAGCTTCTTTAGCTAATCTATGGCTAATCCAAGTATTAATATTCCTGATCCTCTACTGGAGGAGATCGACGAGATCGTTAGCCAGCGATCCGAGTACCGGAACCGAAGCCACTTCATTCAGAGGGCTTCAGAAAAAGAGGTGGCGCGTGTGAAAAAGGCGATCGCACAGGGCGAGCCGCTAGACTTCGCGTGAGGGAGACGAGGAGAGAGGAAAATGGCAAAGCACAACCACGGGATATCTGCCTTGAAACAAGGTCAAAGCACGTTTACCATAGATAAACAATATGGGCTTGATCGTGTTTTGGCTCAATGGTTCTCAATCGCAGAAAAAGTTACATCAAAACACCATCAATGGGCTGGAAGAGATATCCATTACATTGATATGAACGCGGGGTCTGGGTTTAATCATGAAACAGATGAGTACGGTTCTCCTCTTATAGCAATGGATTTGGCATTTGAAAAGTTCGAGTGGTATGGTAGTGAAATTCATTTCAACGGGTGGTTCTTGGAAAAAAACAAGTTGAGCTACGATGAATTGTGCGAGCGTGTTTATGAAATGGGAGTAACCCATTGCGACGGGCCGGTAAATATTCACCCCATCTGCCTATATGGGGATAGCTCAAAGCTATTATTCGATATTATTAAGCCCACATTACTGCAAAAACAGTTTGGATTAATATACTTCGATCCAAATGGAATCAAAATGAATAGCACCGAATCCGTGTTTGATGTGGCGAAACGAATTTGCGATATCCCAACGTTCAGGTTTACCGATGTCTTAATTAGATTATCTGGTACAAATTATAAACGCGTCAGATCGGTTCATTCAAAATATCCACCCTTAGTTGATCAGTTATCCAAGATTAATAAAAAACAATGGATATGTCGCCAGATTCATATTAACGAAAGAGGGCAACGAGATCCTAATCAGTGGACATTTTTATTTGGTACCAACTGGACTGATTACCGAGCATGGGAATCTGAAGGATTTTATAAAATTGAAGATCCTAGAAGTGATTTTCATATTATCAACAACACCAAATCGGAGATGATCTAAATGCCAGAGCTTGTATCTATCTCAGAACTTCGCAGAGAACCTCCATACAGCACCATATTTTCAATTGATCCAAAGGTGAAAATTGCAATCGCTGAGAACATGATGGAGTTTGGGTTTGATGAGTCCAAACCAATTGATGTTTGGCGGCAAAAAATGATCGTGATCGATGGAAATACCAGAATGGAGGCAGCTATAGAAGCCGGAATGGATCATGTTTATGTATTCTATCATGACTTCAGGAACGATGGAGAAGCTCTGGAGTATGCAATCCACAACCAAAGGAATCGTAGAAATCTTACGGATTCCGAATTATTGAGATGCATTGATGCGTTGGATAGGACCGAACAAAGAGGAGGCGATACCAGAGCAGGGCAATTGTCAAACCTATCCGAGTTAGATGAAATCGGGTTTAGAAAAGATGGGTTAGATCAAATTAAACAAATCGACGATCTTAATCAACCAGATTCAGATAACAGTCTAAAGTCAAAAGCTTCAATTGAAGCTTTTGACTTTAGGGAGTTAGATTCCGATCCAATACCGAAGGATGAAAAATCCGCAGAAACCACTGCTAAAATAGTAGGATCAAGCACAAGCAAAGTCGAACGCGCCCGCAAAGTCCTAAATAATCCCATCAAAAAGGAAGAGGTTCTGTCCGGTGAGAAGACTATCCACAAGGCCTATACCGAGATCAAAGAGGAGGAAAAGGTTATCCCCAAAAGCGTGTCAAAATTCAATAAGGTAAACGATAACATAGAATGGTCCCTTTGGTCGTGGAATCCAGTTACTGGATGTAAGCAGGGATGTACATATTGCTATGCTAGGGATATAGCAAACAGGTTTTTCCCTGAGAAGTTTGAACCCACCTTTCATCCTGATAGGCTGGATGCCCCGAAGAACACACCAACGCCAAGCGGGACCGACGGGAACGCCATGAACGTTTTTGTCTGCTCTATGGCAGATCTCTTTGGAGAATGGGTTCCACAAGAATGGATCGATCAAGTTGTAGAAGCGGTGAGAGACAATCCTCAATGGAACTTTTTATTCCTTACAAAAAATCCGTCTCGCCTCATAGATATAGAATGGCCACAAAACGCGTGGGTAGGCACAACCGTTGATATCCAACCCAGGGTAGAACCTGCAAAAGAGGCATTCCGGAAAATTAATGCAACTGTCAAATTCCTAAGCTGCGAACCTTTGAAGGAAATGTTAGATTTTGGAGACATGTCAATGTTTGATTGGCTTATCGTCGGAGGACAAAGCAAAAGCTCTGGTGAGCCCGAATTTCAACCTGAGTGGAGGTGGGTGGAGTCGTTGATCTCACAAGCCCGGTTGTCTGGATTGAAGATATACTTCAAGCCAAATCTCACTTCACGACCAAAAGAATATCCTAAGTTTCAGTAGATCTGGAGGGAGACGACGTTGGAAGTCGATGATCTGGTAGAGGCGACGACGAAGTACAGAAACCGAAGCCATTTTGCGCAAACTGCGATGGAGAACCTGTTGGCGGAAGAAGCCCGCGCTGGCGGAGCTTGATGGTGAAAGGAGGGAGAGAAATGAAGATAAAACCCATTGAAACGAGATACAAGGGGTATCGATTCCGAAGCCGTTTAGAAGCCAGGTGGGTGGTCTATTTTGATGCGATCGGGCTTAAATGGGAATATGAACCCGAAGGGTTTGATTTGGAAAAATATGGGTATTATCTCCCAGATTTTTGGCTTCCTCAAGTAAACATGTGGGCGGAGGTTAAAGCAAAAGAGTTCACCGACGGAGAAAATCTGAAAGCACGAGCATTGGCCGAGATGACAGGTCGCCCGGTTCTGAGACTAGTAGGAACGCCAGACTTCAAGACCTACGTAGCATGGATTCCAAAGAACTATTATGGCACTGATATTGAAGCAGACTACGACGAAATTGATTTTCTTATTTCTATGTATCATAATTATCCTAGAGAAGAGCATAGATTTTATGAAAATTCCGGGTATGTCCCGTGCTGGAATTTCGAGGGGGAATGGCCCGACAGCGAAGTAAGACAGGCAATAGAAAAGTCCAGATCTGCTAGATTTGAACATGGCGACGCTGAATCATGGTGATCTGATGGTAAACGCTACTGAGATTACATCAGGTCATTATCAGCGACCGGAAGTTAAAGAAATAATTTTGAAGTCATGCAATTACAATGGAGG